GGCTTGTTCGGTTAATAAGGAGAACACATAATGGCTACATTTTCAGAAGGGTTTTTGTCTCAACTAGGCAGACCCGCGATGTCACAAAGCTTGTTTGACTTAGGTTCTGCTATTGGTGGTGTTCCGGGTCAGATGAAGCAGCAGCGAAAGCAGCAAGAGTTTAACCAGTTGATACAACAGATACAGGGCGCACAAGGCTCTGGAGACTTCACAAGTATGAAGATCTTGGCGCAGCAGTTGGCTCCTTTGAGCCCACAAGAAGCTGCTAAGGTGATGCAGGCTGCTTTAGAAGGTGAAGTAAAACAGCAACAAACCCAAAAAGAAATACAAGAGACTAGAGCTGGCGCACAAATGCTAATGACTGAACTACAAGACTACGCAAGTGACTCGGCAATTCCAGAGCCTTTACGTAGGCAGTCAGAAAATTTTCTTAGGGCAGCAGCCACAGCAGGAGACAGGGCTTCTCTTTTAGAACCTCGTGTAGCAGAGTTACGAACTCTTATAACAGAATCTCGTAAACCAAAGCAAATGAAGGTTTTGTCGGCTGGGGCGGGTCTTGTTGACCCTGAAACAAACGAAGTTGTAGCTTCAATGCCTTTTAAACCCACTGCCCCTGCAAAACCTACTATTAAAGTTATTAAAGGCGATAAGGACGATCCAAACATTCGTGTGTTTCGGGACGGTAAACTAACTGAAACAATCAGTACTGTCCCAGCGGGAAGGCCTTTAGAAGAACAAGAAATGGACAATGCGAGAATCTCTCAGATAGTCAGAATTAAAGGTGATTTAACAGAGCTAATGGATCCTGAAGGGAAATATTCAGGATGGACAACTTCAGGAGTAACTGGTCAAATATTAGGTAACTTTTGGGGAGGCTCAACAGCCTACGATAGAAACAGTTTGATGGAGTCTGTCAAAGCAAGTCTAGGTTTAGAGGCTATCGAGGCTTTAAAAAAAGCATCAAAACAAGGAGCTACTGGTTTAGGACAAGTTTCTAACTTGGAACTTAGAGCTTTACAGTCAGAAATAGCTACTTTAAATATAGCTCAATCAGCAGATGCCCAGCAGGCTTCTTTACAGAAAATTTTTAACCACTTAGACAGAATACAACAAGTTGCTTCTGGTGTTGTTCCTTCAGACGCTATAGACTGGAATAGTCCTGAGTACATGGCGGCTGGGTACGCTAAAGACACAAAGACAGGTTCTATTTTTTACGCTCCTGAAGGACCTCAAGGAACTAAGTACAAGTTTATAGATGGTAGGTTCCAAGAAATAAACATCGATTAAGAGGATTATCATGTCTAACGATAAAGAAGCTTTTGAAAGAGCAATGGGTTACCCTCTTGTCAGTGCCGCAGAGAAAGAACCTGAAGACGATGTAGCAGCTTTCAATAGAGCAATGGAAGTAAGAGAAGTTGTTCTTGCGAACAAGCCTGATGAAGAAGAAGGTCCTACTGCTGTAGAGCAAATATTTGTTCAACCGGGTCAGCGGTTTGTTAAACGTGTTGAAGATATTGGGGGAAGAATAGGCGAAAGTGTTGAGGACAAGCTTAATCCTTCTCTTGGGCCTGCTGAGCTAGAAGAGCCAACCAGAGGAACAGGCTTACCTTCAGTATTGCTACAGAGCATAGGTGCTCCTATTTCGCTTGCTTTCGATGTTATTGGAAACACTGTTGTAGTAGGAGCAACAAAAGCTATTGGTTTAGTACCGGAAGGCGCTAAAGAAGGTGCTTTAGAGTTCTTTAACCAAGCGGTCCAAACAGAAACAGGTCAAAAAGCTATTGAGGCTTTGTCGTCCGGTGCTGAAGCTTGGGAAGAATACTCAGAGATGAACCCTAATGCTGCTGCAAACTGGACATCTCTTTTTGATTTACAATTTGGTCTCCCGAAGAGAATTATTCAAGCAGCTTCTCCTGACCTAAAACCTATTAAAGTAACTGAAGTAGGTACTAGGAAGACTACTTCTGCTTTAGCCGGTATTGACAAAGACGTTTATAATATAGCTTACTCGACTCCTAAAAAGTCTATTGAACAAGCTAAATTAACCACAGACCCCCAAGGTCCTTTCAGAGTCCAGCAGCAGTTGGCTACTACTGAGCAGTTAGAAGTTGTAGATGAGTTGATAACAGCAGGGGTTCGTGGGAATAGGACCTTACAAGAAAACTTAAACAGCACACAGAAGTACTTAGAAAAGCTAGACTCCTCTATTTTAGGCATGGCTAGGAGAAGAAAAGCAGGTCTTATTGACACCGACAGGCTAAGACAGCTAGTGGTTGAAGAGTTCGCGGAAATTAGAAAAGGTAACCCAACTATTTTCAAGAGTGATGCTTCTGTCAAACACTTGAAAGAAGACTACGAAGAGTTTTTGTCTATACTTAACGAACAAGGAAACACTTTTGAAGGTCTTTTTAACGCGAGACGTATTTTCATGGACAGGATGGAGAGACGGGGTGTAGACGCTGGAGGAAACCGTTTAAACGCCGCGGTTCTAGCAGCTAAGGCAGTAAGGAAAGCAGGCAATAGGGCTATGTTTGATGTTGTTCCTGAAGCTGAGCAGCTCCTTAAAAGACAGAGTAGGATATTGAGCGTTCAAGACAACATGGCCGTTAAAGCAGCTAATGAAGCTAAAAGCGCCTTGGGTAGATACATCCAAGAATTAGGACTGCATAAGTTGGTCGCTGATTCAGCCTTGAGTAAAGTAGCTAACGCTGGTTACGCTTTGGGGATGGGTATTGTTGCTTCTCCTTATGTCATACTTAAAAGAGCTATGAAATCGACAACGCCTGCAAACATTAGGGCTAAAGTTTCCTATGCTTTAAAGGATGTTTTAGGAGAAATAGAAAAAGGATTGGCTAGGACTAAAGACCCAGTAACTAAGAAAAGCTTGTTAGCTCAGAGAGCAATAGTCTACTCATCTTTTAAAGCAGCCGGTGAGCAGATTATAGCAGAATCCGAAGGAAGAGCACAAGAAGAAGCTTTTCTTGAGAGGCAGAGGAAAGAAAAAGAAGATAGGGACAGGGAAATAACTGAGTCTGCTGCTGAAAGGCAAGAGCGTTTAAAGGCTTTTGGTTCAAGAGAAGACCGTATGTCTGCTCTAGGTTCAAGAGAAGACCGTATGGGTTCGATTGGGAGGGGTTTTGTAGCTAGGACAGACGCTTTAGGACCCAGAGAACAACGAATGGGTTCTATGTTTGGTATTCAGTAAACTGAGTAAAAACAAAGGGGGTCACTTAAGACCCCCAGTTCACTCTAAATCTCGCAACTGTTGCCAACACAGGCCAACTGCTGCGACCCCTCCGTCATGTCAGAAGCCTCTGAGATGTTCCAGTCGATAGCCTTGAGAAAAGCCTTGTTGACTAACGATTGGTACGTCTCTAGGTCCACTGGCTCATAGGGTGCCTGCTGGTACGTATGTTCTGAGTAAGGTAGAAAGCTTATGCCACTAACCTTGTCGAACTTGTTGTACAACCACTGCCCCACCTCTAGGAACTCATCGTCCCTGTAGTAGCAAGTCATGGACGGCTTGTGTTCACACCAGTAGTCCTGATACATCTCCCACAGATCAAGCTGCTCCATAGCACCCATGTCCGTAGCCACCACAGCCTTCTTAGGAGACTTAATGGGGAACGAGAAGACCTTAGTAGTAGAAGAAGTCACGTCTAGNTCCACAGGGACTCCTGCGGCCTCTAGGACAGCACACAAGGGGTCTCGTGCGTCTGCTCTTACTCGTCTAATGTATTGCTCAGCATATCTAGGGTGGATGCCAGACGCGCTGTCAACCAACTGAGATACAGTACCGGAAGGCTTAACAGCAGTAATGGCAGTGCTAACATTGATGCCAAGGCGTTTAGCCCAAACACGGTTAGTTTCAATAGCTTCCTCTTTAAGCTGCGTGAGCCAGTACTGTAGATCTGCACGATTCTTCCTCCCTGACATAACTGGATGGTCCATGATGCCGGTTAGTGACACCCCTAGTAACGCTTCTTCTTCTGTGTTGTCCTTCCAGATCTTACGCAAGTACCTGAAGTCAGTCAGGGTTGCCTGTAGTGTACCTAAGATAGCAGCAGCGCGTACCTTAAGTCTCAGGCTTTCCAAGGTGTCATTGGCCCTAACCACTACTTCCGACAAGTTACAGAACTGGTAAGGTCTCAGGATAATCTCTGAGCATGGGTTAGTCCCGAAGTCAAAGGTAGCGTCCCTACGTCCATTCTTTTCAGCCTGACGCTGACTAGCGACACGACTAAAGACACCTCGTTCCCCTGAGCGTGACTCGTACAGAGACTTCCACTCGTTCAAGAAGGCTTCAAAGTCAGGCTTCTCTGTGTAGCAGGCGGAGTTGTTAGCCAAGCCACGCTGAGGATTATCTACCCACCACTGTCCTGACTTGCTTCGACGTATCCTATCGTCAGTGAGGTTACTAAGACTGATGAGAGCACTTCTTCTAACTCCTCCGACAACGACGATCTGTGCAATTTTACAGCATAAATCGTGGCACTCAATGGAGCTAAGTCTTCGACCTCTAGCGGCTCTGAAAACATCGGTGGTGAAGTGAAACAGATCAACAAGAGGTTCTGGACCAGACGCTCGACCTCCGAAAGTCTTAAGGGCTGCCCCCGCAGCTCTAACTCCAGACACGTCCCACTTTGGAACTTGACCGCTAAAGAGCATTGCGATAAGTTCTCGGTATGCCTTAGCCCATCCAATTTTGCTGTCAGCGACGTGTATAACGGTATCTGTATCATGGAACTCCTCAGCTACTTCAGGTAGCTTACTAATGTACTGTCGTTCGACACTGAAGCCCACCCCAGTTCCACACATGAGGATGTACATCATTTCGTCGAAAGCTTTAGGGTGGTCGATAGGTAGATAGGAGCAGTTAAACCCAGCTACATTGTCTCTGTCCAAGGCTTCCCCGGCAGTCATAAGCGCCCTCATGCTGGGCATCACGCCTAAGTCATGCACAGGAACGTAAAGCTCCAAGGCTTCCTTCTCCGTGAGTTTACCCTTTGAGACCCAGAAGTCCAAGTAACGGTTCACGGTCTCTTCCCATGTCTCCCGGCGTTGTTCTTCCGGTATGTACCGAGCGTACCTAGACTTGTGTATGTACTGTTGATATGCGTCCATCATAATTCGTATTCTCCTCCAGTTAATAGCGATAGTTTTAGCTGGTCCAGTAAGAAAGCTAGTTCGTACGTGTCCATGTTAGTTGAAACCATGATGTACTCTTCGGACTTAATGATGCAAAAGGCATCCTCGTAGTTCTCTAAGTCTTCATTGTCCATTATGAGTTTAAACACTTGGGGTACGCTAATCCTGTCTGTGTCCTGCTTGTTTCCTCCGAAAGCCCCTTGTATCACTTTCATTCCAGTGCCTCCTGTTCCTTGACCATCTTGTTTAAGTACCACTGAGCCTTCCGTAAGTCCTGTAAGCCATTCTTGTATCGCCACCTGTGTAAATATTTTATCACGTTGCCTTCGCAGTACTCAATTATTCCTTCTCCTAGCTGCTGCTTAATATAATCAATGGCCTCTGTACCGCCTTGGTTGTAGTGCTTTGGTTTACTAACTGCGTCCCATTCTTCGGGTGTCGCTAGGTCAATACTCATCTTCGTCCTCCTCTTCACTTGCTAACTCCTCGGCAAAGTACTCCAGTCTATTTATTAGCTTGTCCTCGAACCTGTCCAGAAGCTCCTCAGAGGTTATCTCCAGTGTTTCCAAAAAGTCTTCAGGATCGTAGGTCCGTAGCAGACGTTCCTTAATTTCTTCCATTGTTAGAGACATCTTCTATCAACTCCTCTAGTGTATCTAATGTGTACCACGGGAACCCCTCTTTCTCACACCATTCAGACATTGTCATCTTAGCACCCTTTCTTACTCTATTGTTTGGACCCATGAGTACAAACACAAGTCTCTGGTAGCTCTCTAGGCTGTCCCTGACTGCTTTGTACTTCTGAGTGTCCCCTTCCCTGAAGAACCCCTTACACTCCACCAACGTACTGCTAGCTTCATGTACGAAGTCCGGCTTGTATTTGCGCTTGGTGATGTAAGGGACCATATAAGGCTCGTACTCGAAGCCCTCCAGTACCTTTGCAGTCTCTTCCTCAAAGACACTACGAAACTTCGATTTCTTGGACCTTCGGCTCATTGAATACCTCTACTAAATAACGTGGACCTGATGAATATGCGAACCCTCTTACGGCAGGCCAGCACTGTTTTTTGTAAGAGCAGTAGGAGCATCCGATAGCGAGTTTCTGGTTGCCACTTTTTCCATCTGCGATAGGCTTGTAGCATACTTCGGGTGGTTCCTCCTGCTCCACTAGCTTTTTTATGCGTTCAATCCTTTCTTCTATATCATAAGATATTAGGTCGTACACAGGAGCTTGTGTGTCCTCTGAGTCGTACAGGAGGTACGTCAGGTGTCCATTCTGTTTGTCCATTGCCAGCCAGCCAAACTTGGTTTCACCTTCTGAGTGAGCGTAGCCCTTGATCTGCCCTATGTACCCAAAAGGGTCGTCGTAAGCCAGAGTCCCTTCCTTGAACTTCTTGAACCCGTAGGTGGAAGTGGACTTAACGTCAGTCACAATCCCGTCGATTCTACAGTCCATAGACCCCTTGATGCCATTGACCTCACACTTCTTCTGCTCATCTGTCACCTTGTGACCAGCAGCTCTTGTGAGGAACAGTAGCAGTTCTTCAATGAGGTGCCCGTAGAGGAACTTGACGTACGTATTAGGAGTCAAGTCTTCCCCTTTGTCCACGTCGTTGTACACATTCCATAGGAAACGCTCATCGCGCCCAATGTTAGACATACGAAGCTTACGCGAGTCGTCTCGGACCTCTGTGAACTCCTTACGCATAAGGTCCTTCACGTTCTCACCGAACAGATCGATGCAACTCTCTATGTCTACTCCTTCGGCTACCTCTTTGGTAGACACTAGGCTGTAGATGTCGCTCACTAGGTTGTACGTATTTTTCATTCTAAATGCTCCACCCATCTTAATTTGCGTGTGTCAGGATCGAAAGCAAGAAAGACTACTCCTAGTTTTTTCTGTTCTTCGGACCTTGAGTTTCGTACCGTCCTGCCGTTGTTTTTTGCCCTGTGGTCCATACGTAATGTCTTTACATCTACCAAAATTGTCTCTCCTTCTTTGATAGCAACCATATCTATAGGACCATTACAACCTGCGTTTTTAAAAACTTCGTAGCCTTTGTCCCATAACCAAGTTATAGCGTAGTACTCAGCGATGTCTCCTTTTCTTGCAGAGGTTTCTAGTATTTTCCTTACTCTGATACCGTCTTCATCAACTTGTGCCTCTCTCATCAGTGTGTCTCCGCCCATGTTGTTCCGACTTTGTACTCTCCGTCCAACGGACATCTGAGATTAAACTCCAGACCCGCCGCCTTGAGACACTCGACTGCGAGCCAACCGAACTTCTCTGCGTCTTTCTCTGCAACTTCCGACTGGACTTCATCATGTATATTCCCTATAATTTTGTAGTCTAACTTCCATAGCTTCGCGTAGTCGTCCAAGATCACCAGTGCTTTCTTCATAACGATAGCCCCTGCTGCTTGCAACAACGTATTCAAAGCGGAATGTTCTGATCTAACTAAGAGTCTTCTACCGTCAAGTCCAGTGAGGTATCCTCTTGAAGACGCATTTGATACTCTGTCTTTAAGAGCTGCGAATGATGGTAGATTATTAAGGAAAGATTCTCTAAGTTTCTTGCCAGTCGTTCTTCCTCCTCCAGCCACAGACCCAAGTTTTTCATCTCCTGCTCCGTATAAGAGGGCATAAATAAAAGTTTTAGCCTGATTTCTTGATTCAAGTCCTGCAAGTCGTTGGTTAGCAGTGTGGATATCTCCATTAATGATTTCATTAGTGTAGTCCTCATCTTTCATGTAATGAGCCAGCATACGCAACTCAAGACCACTAGCGTCAAAACCCACTAGCTTCTTACCTTCTGGCACAGTCCAGCAGGAACGACACTCGTGTCCGTACGGGCTGTGACTTGCGGGAACCTGAGCCATGTTAGGCGACTGATGCGTCATACGTCCTGTGACTGCACCGTTGCTGATGACACGTCCGTGGACCCTGCCGTCTTCCTTCACGTGTTCTAGCCACGAGTTAACCTGCGCGTATCTTTTTTGTAGCATCAGGTACTCACTGACGACTTTAGCTTCAGGAAGATCGATGGTCTCTAGGACTGCTTCATCGACTATTGGGTTGCCTTTCTCCGTGACTTTGTCGAAGCGAACCCCAAGGCTCGAAAGCCTCTTCGCAATTTGCTGCCGAGAACCCACGTTAAAAACTTCAACCTTGTCCTTAAGCTGCTTCCCCGTTTTCTCTGACCAACGCTCGTGGACAATCGGGGGAAACTTCTGCTGTAAGTCTTCTTCGATTTCATTCATTCTCTCCTTAAATGTTGCACATAAGTCCCTAGCCAGAGGCTGGTCTAAGGTCCACCCGTTTATCTCCTGCTGCTGAACTGAGGCTTGTACTTTATGCTCTAGTTCTATGCAATTAGGGGAAAAGCAAGTCATATCTTGCATCAATTTCTGATGCACTGCTTCTGTTACTTCAACGTCTCGGATGCAGTAGTCGATCATCTCTTGTGACAACTGGGACCAGTCCGTGTGGTCTCCTTTTGGGAAGCCTAAACATTCTCCCCAGTTTCTGAGAGAGTGTCCACCTGACTTACTTGGCTCGCACAAGCGTGATAAAACCAAAGTGTCTAGGACCCTCTCAGGAGCCACTGTGATGCCCCAGAGGCGTTCTAGGACAGGCATATCGTATCCTATTAGGTTATGCCCTACGACGCTCACAGAGCCTCTCAGTGCGTCTGACAGCGTATCCGGGGTGGTATGTACTACATTTGCCCCATTCTCACGTGTCACTACGCACCAAATGGTGTCAGGAGTCAAGCCGTTGGCCTCTAGGTCAAGGTAAATAAAATTATTCATAAGCTTCTAAAACTTCTTCTCTAAAAGTTAGCTGTATCTGTACTGGGTCAGAGATGCCAAAAGAGTATCTTGCTAAAGACCTAGAACCTTCTAAATCTGTTTTTATTTTAATCCCATCCTCCCTTAAAAAACCAACGATAGCGGCAAGCCTAGTTATGTTGTATAAAGATATAGCTTCTTTAGAAGTTATACTTCCTTTTTCCTTTATATGATTATAAACAATGGTTTTTTGATTCATCAAAAGTCATCTCCTACATGTGGATTAGCGACCTCACTCAGTCTGCCGGTAGACCTATCATAAGACAGCCAGCAAGCAGGACCAGTTTCACCAGTGTAACGATTCTTGAGGACACGTACAGTTGTGGTGTTCCTAATCTCTTCGTTTTCATGCTGTTGGTCTCGCTCCATGCCTATGACAATGTCGGACAACTGGGCTATAGCCTGTGAACCCCTGAGTTCTGACAAAGATATCTTGCCTCCGTCCTCATGAGCCTGCCCACTGCTTCTCTTTAAATGTGACACTAGGAACAGGCAGACTCCGGTTTCAGCCACGAGCGTTCTGAGCTTCGTCATTATCTCGTCTATGGCCTTACGTTCGTCTCCTGACTCCTGACTTGACACCACGATGGACAGATGGTCTAGGACTATAAACTTGCAGTCCAGAGCCTTCGCCATGTAACGCACACGTGCCAAGAGGTTGTCAGCAGAAGTAGAACCCCAGTGGTCGAACAGGTAGTACCGTCCGGTGCCCATAGTGGCTTCCCAGAAGGGTCTCAAGCCAGTCACGGGCGTGTCCTCTTCCAAGTGTAGAGGCCGGTTGGCTGCTACGGACATGATGCCCAGAGCAGTCCTTGACACGTCCTCTTCCAACGCTAGGACACCGATGTTGCCTTCGCACCGCTTGAGCAAGTCGTACTCAATCTCACGGATGAACTGAGACTTACCCATGCCTGAGCCACTGGTGATGGTCACAAGTTCGTACGGTCTATGGCCCCTCGTGAGGGTATTCAAGCCTTCCCACGGATACGGGATGGACTTGACTTTCCTCTTTTCCACGAGGTTGTCCCACGTGTCTGTACCTGCGATGATACCGTCTGGCCTGTAGGTCTTAGAGTTCCACCATGACTGCGTGAAGTCCTTGACACGGTTGGCTATGAGCATGTCACTAGCGTCCTTCAGAGGAAGCTTGACAATCTTTAGCTTGCTAGGGCTGAACAAGTCCTTGACTTGGTCCACCGCAGCGTCACCGGCTTTGTCGTTATCGAAACACAGAACAACTGTGTCGTAGGACTCTAGCCACTCTAGGTGTTCCTTGACTTCTTTGGCTGCGTTGGAAGCTCCTGACCTCAGGGAAACTACGTCCCACTGCTTACCTGACATCTCGTAGACTGCCATTGCGTCCAGCTCACCCTCGGTTATCGTGATGTACTTGTTTGTTTTGCACTGGTTCTGACCAAAGAAACCAACTCCGGATATGTCTCCGGTAGTGTGGAAGTTCTTGGTTTTCACCTCGCGCACCTTGGAAGAACTCAGCTCGCCTGTGTCTACCTTGTAGTACGGGTAGTGGTGACGAATGATTTCACCTGTTGTCGAGTACTCCACGGTCACACCGAAGCGCCCACAGGTATCCTGAGACAGCCTACGCTGTGGTATAGAGGACACTACACCAGCCATGTTTAGCGGGTTCGTAGTGGTTGTCTTCTGTGTTGTTACTATTGTCATACCTGTTTTACCGTTGATATGGTAGTCACAACTGACGGCGAAGCAATGCGCCCCACCGTCGTCGTAGATGGCTAGGGCATCCGAAGATAAACACTTCGGACACCCCTCATGTCTAATGAATTTAGACACCCCTAGAAGTCCGAAGAATCACCTTCGGTCATCTCTGCTTCCTCTAGGACCTTCACGGCCTCAAGGTAAGTAGCCATGCCGTGTACAGGATGAGGTTGACCCATCTTGAACTTGAGGCGTACCTTAGAGTTATAAGGGACCTCACCTGTAAACGGTTGACCGTCTGCGGTGAAACGCTTGACTTCGTACTTAGACTTGAACTTACGCTGCTTGTTGCCTTGGTAGTCCTTGATCTTGACACCCTGTGATGCGAGGAAAGCTGCGTCTTCCTCGTCAATCGTGATGGTCATAGAGTAAGCACCCGTTGACTGACCGTTGAACACGTCGTGCTGCGTCACGTTGCTGAAGTTTACAATGCCTTCAATTACTGTTGCTGTTGCTGCCATAGGAATAATCTCCGTTGTTTGCTTTTGTTTTGACCAATGATTCTCACTGGCCATACTAATAGTATACCACGTTATTTCAGCTTGTGTCTACTTTTTTCACCTCCTTTGCTAAACTTATGTTTACTAATGTAGTACTACTACTGTTACTTCTCTAGTTTATTACTTAAGTAGTAACCTAAGTACTACTTTAGTAGAGGGTATCATAATCTGCCTCCGGTGTCAATAGGGTTCCCCTAATATTATCAAAAAAGTTATCGTCTTCTGCTTCACAGGCGTACACACTGCTCAGGCACACTCCGCAGAGGTCGTAGAAGTCGCCACGTGAGTCCTTACGGATTAGCTCTAGGTCTTCCAAAATTTTATTACAGGCTTTACAACGCATCTTTACTACTCCTTCTTTCTTTTCTCTTTTTGATTAAGTTCTTCCTTTCTTTCTCACTTGGTAAACCAGCGTAGGGGTCTGCTGCTAGTGCAACGATCCAAGAAAACAAGATTAAAAATATAAATAAACCTACGGGTATCGAGAGTATCAACAAAAGATACTCAAAAATTGCCTGTAGTCCTTCTGCGTCCGTCATGCTCCCTCCCCTGTCAGGTCTGCTGTGAGTACTGCGTTGTCGCCGAAGCAGTACAGGGTCACAGTGTCGCCCTTGTCGTCTGTTATGACAATGTCCCAACTGTCTATGGACCGTGTAACCTCTTTGTCTGCTAAACATTTCTTGATACTCACTGTGGCAGTATCGTGAATGTAAACTCTAGTGCCTATTGACATAATTATACCCTCTTAGTTAAACAAGACCAACTATAGCTGATTGGCTCGTGG